AATTTCTCCAGCATTTCCGCATCCACGCCATCACATAACCTAAATTCAAGATTACCGTCGCTTAAAACTGCAATTGCCCATCCCCGCCATGCCGTGTCATAAAGAGTATGGCAAACAGCAAATTTTCCTGCCGTCGGCGTGGAATACTTGATCCATAATGATATCGAAAGCCCTGTCAGGGGTTTGATAACATTGCCAAACTGGACGGAACTTGATGTGCCGTTAAATCCTAAAGCGGTATTTATAATCCCTGGCGTCTGGCCATAAGCAATGTCAGTCGCTGCGCCATTATAACTATTATGGGCATCAATTATGGTTCCTCCGCTCTCGTCCATCTTCCAATAACCATATAGTCCGGTGAGTAATGATGATCCGCCGCCGCCACCTGACATTGAAGAGGCCACAACTCCCGGGATGATCTGTCCAAAGCCTGTGACGGAAATAAATAATAATATGACTATAATTAATTTTCTCATGTTGCTATGTTGCTATATCACCTATTGTAATTAATTGTATATTAAGTACTTATATCACCAATCAAAAGCCAGGTGTCGGTTGCTAATTTTATTAATGTCGCTGAACTGTATCTTACTCTCAGCTTTAGTTTTGAGTCAGCCGAATAAATCATCACTCCCATTCCTGCGATTATTGAGACCTGGCCTGTATTTATTCCGACTATTGTTATATTTGCCCCGACCGGAAAAGCCACGGAAATATTTGGAGGAACCGTAAGGTTTATGGCGCTGGTGCTGTTCATCGTGATCAGTTTGTGGTTATCTGTTAATGTGAGTATGTAACTTGCTGACCGTGCATTTATTTGCAGATCAAGAGTAGTAGTGTCATTAAACTGTGTCTGGATATTGCTTGTCGTCCCGTCCAGGTATCCTATTTCTGTTGCACTTACATTTCCAACGCTTGTTGTGGCAGGAAGAGTAACTATCCCTGTGAATGAAGGATTATTAATATTTGCTTTAACTCCAAATTGAGTCTGTATTGAGGATGTAACATTATCAAGATAATCTATCTCTGTTGAACTTACTGTGCCAATACTTGTCGTTACAGGCAAAACCACTGTACCAATAAATGTTGGATTATTTATTGGAGCAAATATTGTGGCAACTGATATTCCATTTATTGTGGGTGTATTTGTTACCTCCAAATCAGCAAACCATCCTTTTAATATACGTGTTCCTGTTTGTCCAAGAGAACCGGTTATATAAAAATTATTTGCACCAATAGAAAGGTTGCCACCACTAAGCGTAAGTAAATTTGCACTCTGAGTAAAAATTATATCTCCATTAAAATCTATCAATGCACCTGTGCCATTCAAATAAAATCCCGGAGTTGTCTTTTGCAAAATAAGATCATTATAAATAGTCGTCTGAGAAGTAGTGATAACTGTCATCATCAAACCCGTCAGAAATAAGATTAACTTTTTCATGTTTTAAAGTGGTTTAATTTCCTCTTTTTTAATCCAATCTCCTGTTACTCCTTCATCTGTGGATTCCACGCCGCCGAAACCAATTATTGTCAGTTCTATGTCGAGAACATAAGCGCCATCTCTTGCTCCATCCCGAACCTTTAATCCCGTGTCGGGGTCGGTATATATTTGGTATTGCATGGTTACATTACATTAAAAAATACACAATAAAAGTTCCGGTAGCTGGTATTAACTTAGTATATCTACCCGTGTATAATTGATCTTTAGCATAAGTATATGTAAGATACTTTGCCTCCACTGCTTCTGAGACTGCAACATCACCACCACGTGCCCTTGTAGTTTCTTCTTCCATTACAGAGAACGTACCGCCATTATCATCCATACATATAAATACACCGACAGTCCTGCCCCCCAAATCATGTGATGCAGAAGTTATTACGTCCCATGCTTTCGGATTACCCTGACCTCCTGATATTGCACCAGCATAATTGATTGTACTATTGTAGCCCATGTTTTTATGTTTTACCCAAATTTATACTATTTTTTTTGACATAAAAAGACAAACCGGACTGTCAAATCCGGTTTGCGACTTAAAAACAATATGGAAAGCAGAAATATTATTCTTCTTTTTCATCTTCTATATCTTCGCCTCCTGAACCTACTAATTTGCCAATTTTGACTTTTTTGGACATAAGGACTGCATCAAGATCATCTCTGAACCTTTGGTTTCCAAGATAATATTTATATAATGCTTCATGCGGAGTTTCATTCGGTGGTATCTTGCATATCGTAGAGACACCCCGTTCTCCCTTTGTCTGCCATATCCATATTCTCTTCCCTTTATCAAAATCTATTACCCTCATATCAATGGCACGCTGGATAAGACCACGATTTTTTACTTCCTTATCTGTCTCAACCATCTCGAAAAACTTATCCGCACCATCCCTTGTCTTATGTATCTTATCTTCAATACGAAGTCTTACCTGTGGTAATGTCAGGTCATCAACATTAGGAATGAAGTAAGCTGTTGCGATTGCACGAAGTTTTTCTTCCGACAATCCGTATTCTTTATTATAAATAAGTAGTCCTATCTTATTCTCGATGGATTTTTTTTCGGCTTTCTTTTCAGCTTCCGTCACTTTATCTTCAAACACGAACTTAACTTTTGTCCCTTGATTATCCCCGTTAAGGCAATAAGGTGACTTTCTGAGAAGGAAATAAATCAATTCAATATCATTACGCTTAAGATCACGTACACCATTGAATATGAATTTTTTTGGTATATAATGTTTCTTCCCCTTTTCATCTGTAACAATGTTCTCCGCATATCTCCATACTTCCGTTCCTGTAAGTGTTTTCACATTCGCCATAAGATCAAAAGAAATGGAGTTTGGTTTGTCAGGTAATCTGTTGTGTGGTAACCTACTCTTAATAATTCGATTAGGTGGATACACAACTTTTACTGGAAATTTGCCGTGAAAATGTTTCTCGATTGCCTCAATTTCTTTTGGGAATCGTGATAATTCAAAAATTACATCATTCTTGTATAACATAGCATATCTGGTTTTAAAGGAAAGAGGAGGGATTTATTTTTACCCCTCCTTATCCTGTGATTACATTTAAGCAGATTCCATGAGGACAAACTGATTCCCACCACGGAAATGTGCACCTATATGGCATCTCTGATAAGTATTTCTCTTATCAAATTCGGTTACTTTAAGTCCTTCACCGGCACCACCTACCTGCCATACTTCCATTCTGCGGGAGTATTTACCAAGGGCACGGTAACGAGTACCTATTGAATCAACCATATTACCAGAAACGGGGTCTTTTTTCCTGTTGATAGGCATAAATAATCCCATGTGTGGTGCATTATAACCGGTTGCTCCATAGAGTGTCGGGTTATTGAACACACCCATCCTCTTGAATAAGAATGTCCTTTCTGATTTGGTTAGATATGTGAAGTTCACTGAAACGCTAAGTGCTTCGTTATTGTTGAACAAAACACTATTGGAAGCCTGCCTTGCAAATTGAACATTGGTATTTTGCAAGTAGTCTACCAATGAGTTCTCGATGTCCTGATGAAGTTGTATCCCTAACAGTCCAATGATATAATTCCCTGCAAAATTTCTGTCAAGAGTATTATCCATCTCATCAAATTCATCAATATCAAAAGCACCAGCAACATAAGTCTGTTCATTACCTACACGTCTTGTATAAGGAATAGCACCCTCAGTTGTCCTGATTGGTCTGCCCGTATCAGGATCGGTGATGACATTAGTACTCTCCTTACCCCAGAGTAAGGCACCATCAATTTTAAGTGCCATACGATAGTCAATGTCGATCTGTCCCTTGAAATAATATGCCGGTATTGACTGTCCCTTGCTGGTTACATCAAACCATGTCTGATTTACCATCTCAGTTCCAGTATATCCAATGGTCTCCTTGATAATTTGTGCCCAGTTGGAATATTCCCATGTTCCCGATACAGCACCTTCCGGTTGTCCTGATCCTTCAGAGAAAGCACTTGAAGAAATCACCAGTTCCTCACCCGCTGTTAATGCAGGAAATTGATCTGTAATCTCGCTCGGAGATACTGTTATAACTGGTGCTGCTGGTACTGTAATATCAATGTCTGTTACCGATCCGGTAACTTCATTCTGGAATAAAACAATATCCCAACGTCTTACATAGAAATTATTATTGGCATCAAGGTCAACAGGATCGAGTGTGAATGTAATGTCAGCACCCGCTGCTGGTTGCTGAACACCATCCAAAACATGAATAACAGTATGAATATGATTTTCTTCATAGTGTCCGTAAATATCTCGTGCTACCGGCTGCTCAAATCCCATGGATCTAAGTAACTGGAAATACGAAGCTCCCTGATCTCCGTACCTGCTAAAAAGTACGTTGAGTTTCTCAGGCTTATGAATGTCAAAGCCCGAAACTATGTCAGAGGCATATATTTGTGCAATAGCATCTGGTCCCATAATAATGTGGTTTTAAATGAATACTATCAAAATACCGCTTCTTGTGATTACTGTCTTAATTACCTTTCATATTCTGCCTGAAATGCCTTTTCTTTCCTGGCTTCATCCGATTCTGGTTCCTCAGTTACCGGAGGAGTATCAGTATTTTTTCCTGACGGATTATGGTAAGTCTTTAAATACTCTTCTTCTGTCATAGATCGCGCACGTTCAAATATGGCGTGTGCTATCTCTGGCATATTAGAAAGTATCACCTCGGAGTACATCTGTGTCGCAACACTTGTGACATTTGCTTCATTAACTTCCATCTGGTTACTAATTACAAAGTCAAGAGCATTGGTCAATATAACCTTCCTGGTCTCCTCTGGTAAAACAAAGTTGACAATAGGTTCCTTACTCCCTTTGATCAGAATTGGAATAATTTTAAATTCCTCTCCCATTTTTTCATTTACCATTGTCCAGTCAGCCTTTTTCCTGGCTTCAATTTCAGGTGTCCACTTGTTCTTTTTTTCGGTTTCATCTTCCGGAATCTCCGGCATCTTGATTTTACTCTTGAGTTCCTGGAGTTTGGATTTGGCCCTTCCCCCTTCAGTCGTTACACCAATAAGGTTAGTTTCATATTCCAGTTTATTCTGCTCCAATTCCTCCTGGGTAAGGTCTCCCGATTCAACCTTCTTTGAATCAATTTTGTTAGGATCCACATTGAATTTCATCTCGAAATATCTGCGCACCTGTGGTTCCTTCCCTGCCAATGAAGGATTATCAACAATATGTTGTAAGACTAACGCATCCATGTCATCCATGTTTGCCACATCCGTAACATTTAACTTACTGAATACTCCTGCATCTTTAATTCCCGTACTGCGAACAAACTCATCAAACCTGGCAATATCATCATTCGCGTAATGATGCTTTGGCTTTGTCTTTAACTGAGTCTCAAGAGTCCGGGTTTTCTGTCTCAGAGTCTCTAACTCCTGAAGCTGTGCGGGTATATTTGCTTTTTTTAACTCGTCTACATTTGTGAACCGATCACCGAAAATCTCTTTCAGTCTGCCGGACACAATTGCTTCTGGGTCTGGTACGTTCTTTGTATCAACTGGCGGATTAATATCAGCCAGTAGTTTAGGGTCGGGTACTGGTACTTTATCTGGTTTTGGTTGTGCCGGATCAGCCTTAATCCCTTTCCTTTTGTTAATCTGTTCTGTGATTTTTGCCGTATCAACACCTTCTGCCTCTAATAAGGCATCAAGTTCATCATCTCTGCTGTCTTTGTTTTCTGACATAACATTTAATGGTTTAATTTACAAATATAATAATTTTTTTATATTGTTGTTGCCGATTCAGTTTCTGCTTCTTTTTCAACTATGTCCAGACTACTCTGCAAACCTAATAATTCTTTTTTGCGTTCATGTTCTAACTGAGCAAATTTCTCATCAATACTTTTTTTAGCATCATAAACTCTAATCTCTTCATCAGATTTAATTCTTTCTTCAGATTGAAGTAATTCAGACTTTAACTTAATTGCCTCTTGCTCGCGTTCTTTATCCAACTTCATGTTATCTCTTTGCAGATTCAATTGTCGTTCTTTATTCTTTTTACTCTTGTAATTCAAAAACGCTTCGGCATATTTCAGATTTCCTGACTCCAGGAGTCTTTCTATCATCAGAAAGTCCGGTAACTCTATTCCAATGATACCATCCCTGTCGGCATTCATGGCATTTATTGCTGCTTGCTTAATGGTATCCTTTCTTTCTTTTGTGGGTTTTGCTTCATATTTAATGAAATAATCAGCATCCACAGCATCCGCACCGACACTTATAACCTGTACCCCTATTGAACCTATCACCGGAATATAACCCTTATAAGCTATTTTATCATGTTTAATCAATAGTTGTACCCTTAGTGATATATTCCTGGCTGTCCTTTCTTTGATGTCAAGATATGCACTGTAAATAGGTCTGAGAGCATTATTTGTTGCTGCAAGTGCAAGTTCTGAACCTCCAACAGACATTTCCGGATTAGGAGAAGAAGCATCCGTAATCTGATTTATACCTGTGTTTTCACGGATAAAATTGATATTGAGTTCAAAAACCCTTATGAACTCCATAAGTTGCGGACCAATACCTCCTGTAAGTTCCTGAATAGGCTTCCATGCACCTGGAGTATTTAGTATGCCCTTATGTGTCGTGGCTTTATAGATAAGATTACCTGTCTGTGATCTTATCTTTAAAAGTTCTAACGGTTTTAACTTATTTCCTCCAAGAGTCATGTTTTGTAATGCCGTGAACTCAATTGCTATACCCGGAGGTGCTGCCATTGCTATTGCGTTCTGTAACTTGTAATAAGCAAGTGCCATCTGGTGCAGGTGTGTCTCACAAAGACTTACAAGTGATCTGAAAGGCAATTTATACAGATGATAGGACAACTCCACTTCCTTCTTGCCTGGGCGCGGGATGTCATATTGTAACCCAAAATCATAGACACGATCAAGACCGATGATCCATTTACATTTATAAACGACTTTTATATCGAATTTCTCTGTCTTTTTCTTTTCATCATTAAATACTTTTCCCCACTTCTCATCATAGGTCAATGAATTACCCCATTTATTTAATCTTGTAGTGCGGTATTTGCTATCTACCGACATCCATTCCGCATCGAGTATATTAACAAGAAAACCATCATAGTTTCCTGTCATGGTCTCTTCATTGTAAGTCATGTTGTCAATAGAAACATTACCCCCGACACCGTTATATTCATTAGCGAGTTGGCGTAGTTGTTCTTCTGGTATGTCGGGATTCAGTTTACGAAGGTCGGAGATCAACACTTGTATGATCTCTCCTCCA